AATTACGGTAGAGGAGTAGGTTATGAAATTATTGAACATGCACCTCCTCAAACTATAAAGGAAATATCAGCTACTAAAATTAGAGCTAAAATGAGAGAGGGTGGTAAGTTATAAAGAAACATTAATAAAAACTTTAATTTGGAGAACTATAGCCACAACTATTACGATCTTAGTTAGTTGGTTAGTAACAGGGAACTTTAAATTTGGCCTAGCAGTCGGAGGAATTGATACTATAATAAAAACTGTAGGGTACTTTTCTTACGAAAGAATTTGGTCATCCGTAAATAAGAGTAAAAAATGAAAGATCAACAACAAAACGGTAACAATCAATTAAACTCAGCAAGAAATGAATTTAATGATAGAACAAAAAAGAAACTTTTTTTAGGAGCAACAGCTAGAGTATACTGGAATAACTCTAGAAGGTTCAGAACTATTTAACTTAAACTATTTATAATAAAATAAATCAAATGGCAATAAAATACACATGGGACTGCAAAACAGTAGATACATACCCAACAGCATCTAACGATAATGCTGATGAATTTAACGATGTAATTTTTAACGTACACTATAAATTAAAAGCTAGTGATACCTTCGACGGAGAAAAAAAAGAATACTCAGTAATAGCGTCAGTAGCTTTAGACACAACTAATTTAGCTACAGATACCTTTACATCTTTTGACAGTATTACAGAAAATGATATTCAAGGATGGGTAACTTCTGCTTTAGGTACAGACAATATTGCAATATTAAAAGAATCTGCTTCCGGAAGTTTATTAGAAACGGCTAAACCGACAGTAGTAACAAAAATTATAGGTTAAAGTTGCTTATTAAACTATTTATACTTATATTATAATATATTAATCGATTAATTAAATTTAAAATTATGGCAAATCAAAAGTTAACTCAAGAAGAGCTTGACAAGTTACAAGAACTGAGCAATAAAAATAATGCTCTAGTTCAAGAATTAGGTACTATTTCTTTAGCAGAAATTAACCTAGATGACCGAAAGGCAAAAGCAGAGGAGTTCTTAGCTGAACTAAGAGAATCAGAAAAAGGATTAGTACAGGAGCTAGAAGATAAATACGGAATTGGATCAATAGATCTTAAGGAAGGTGAATTTATCCCAGCACCACCAGCACCTGAATCTGAGTCAGGAACAGCTGCTGCACCAGAGGTCGTAGAAGAGTAAAATTAAAAAACTTTTACATAGTTTAAAGAGAGGAGGGTTTTACATCCTCCTTTCCTATTTATTATAGAGAAGTAAAACTTTTTTTACTGTATTGTTTTACATTCCTGAATGATATTTATAATAAACTAAAAATAAAATAGACCAACATGGCAGAAACAATCATCTCCCCAGGTGTATTTGCGAGAGAAAATGATATTTCATTTATTAGTCCCGCTCCAGTTGAAGCCGGTGCAGCAATCATCGGACCAACTGTTAAAGGACCAGTAGAAGAACCAACTATCGTAACTTCGTATAATCAATACGTAAGACAGTTCGGAGAAACCTTTACTTCCGGTTCAACTAAACAAGAATTCTTAACTTCTGTTGGAGTCAAAAATTATTTCCAACAAGGCGGAGGATCTGTTTTAGTAACTAGAGTAGTAACAGGATCATTTACTAACGCAACTACTACACACATTTCATCCTCAGATAATGCGAGTATTCAACCATTCGTTATTAAGACATTAGGAAAAGGAACAATTTTAAACAACTCTACAGGTATTGCTGTCGCAAACGACGAAATTGCTTCAAGTGGAGGAGTACTAGAATCTGGTTCTGTAGATAACCTTAGATGGGAAATCCAAAATGTTGATGCTAAAAAAGGTACTTTTACATTATTAGTTAGAAGAGGGGATGATAGCCACAATGCAAAAGTAGTACTTGAAACATTTAACAATATATCTTTAGACCCAGAGTCTGATAATTACATTGAAACTAAGATAGGTACTCAATATAAAGGTAAAGCTACCGATGGTACTAAAACCTATATTAAGACATTTGGTGAGTATATAAACAAATCTAATTTCGTTTATGTAGATTCTGTAAATTCACAAACAACAGGATACTTAAAGAATGATGGAATTACTGTAGCAAGTCCTACTTATACAGGATCTTTACCAATAGCAGAAAGTGGTTCATTCCACGGAGCTACTGGAGCAAATGCTCCTGCATCAGCTTTATACGGAGTTTCTATTTCTAATACTAACTCACAAGGTTTAACTTCAGGTAACTATACTGATGCTATTTCAATATTAGATAATAAAGACGAATATATCTTTAATATAATTTCAACTCCAGGTTTAATCTACGAAAATGCAGATCAAGCAGGAGTATTAAATAAAGTAATAACTTTAGCAGAATCTAGAGGAGATTGTATCGCAGTAGTAGATTTAGATAATCACGGATCTAGTGTAAGTAACATTACAAGTACTGCTACATCTTTAAATAGCTCTTATGCAGCTTCATACTGGCCTTGGGTACAAGTAAGAGGCGGAACAGGTAGAAACGTATTCGTTCCTTCTTCTTGTGTAATACCAGGAGTTTATGCTTTCACAGATAATAGTTCAGCACCATGGTTTGCACCAGCAGGATTAGTAAGAGGTGGAGTAGTTGGAGTAATTCAAGCAGAACAGAAACTTACAAGAGGTCAAAGAGATCTTTTATATGACGGTAAAGTTAACCCAATAGCTACTTTCCCTGGACAAGGTATTGCAGTATTTGGACAAAAGACATTACAGACTAAGGCAAGTGCTTTAGATAGAGTAAACGTAAGAAGATTATTGATTCAACTTAAGAAATTCTTAGGAGATCAAGCTAGAAACTTAGTATTTGAACAAAATACAGTAGCGACTAGAAATAGATTCTTATCAATAGTTAATCCATACTTAGAATCAGTTGTACAGAGACAAGGTCTTTATACATTCAGAGTCGTTATGGATGACACAAACAACACGGCAGATGTTGTAGACAGAAATCAACTTATAGGTCAAATCTTTATTCAGCCAGCTAAAACTGCAGAATTTATAGTACTTGACTTTACAGTTGAACCAACTGGCGCAACTTTTAGTGGATAATTTTTAATTAACGATATTTATAATAAAGTAAATACAACATGGCAGTATTAGATCCAAACGAAATAATGTTTAAAGCCTTTGAACCAAAGGTACAAAACAGATTTGTGATGCTTATCGATAACATTCCTTCCTTTATGGTTAAGAATGTAAAAGCTCCTACCTTTACCGATAACGTCATCAAATTAGACCACATCAATTCATATAGAAAAATTAGAGGCAAGAGAGAATGGGATGATATGACCATGACACTTTATGACCCAGTAACTCCTTCTGGAGCTCAAGCCGTTATGGAATGGGCAAGACAAGGGTACGAATCTGTAACAGGTAGAGCTGGATACTCAGATTTTTACAAGAAGGATCTTACTTTAAATATTTTAGGACCTGTAGGTGATATCGTAGGAGAATGGATCATCAAAGGAGCTATTCTATCAAACGGTGACTTTGGTCAATATGACTGGACATCAGATGAAGCTGTGGAAATCAGCATTACAGTAGCAATGGACTACTGTGTATTAAATTACTAATACAAACTTCACTTATTAAAGACATTAACCCG